CTGTGATCACTTGCCTTCGGGCAGCGCTTATTGCCGCATTCCGGGCAAAGAATCATTCTTGCGCCCACCAAGATCAGGCCCAATGGATTGCGCTGGCGTCTTTCGTTCGCGCATCGGTAACACTGGCATTTATTCACTTGGCAGATACCCCATGTCAGCGAGAATCATGGTTTTGACGGTTTCAACAAGCGCCAGCGCCTCCGACATCTTCAGGCCTGCATTCCGGTAGCCAACCAGATACTGATCATCATCGTTAAGCAGAATCAGAAAGCCCTTCTTGAAATGGCTCGTCTCCGTCTCAGCGCTGTTTAACAGCATGGACTCAAGCGTGATTCGTGAAGCATCGCCGGCCGCCATTCCGATTCCTGTCACCTTCGCCATAATCGCCACCTACCTGTGATAATTTTCGATAGCCGCCAACGCATCCGCAGGCACCGGCAACCAGCCATGCTGGCGGCGGTAGTGCGCCACTAACCGGCCAAATATGGCTTTCTCAATCTCTTTGCGGGTTTCGCCCAGGCCCTGCCCCTTGAACAGCGACAGGTCGCCATGGATGCCGCCAGGGCCCTGATGGGCCTCATAACTGAGCGGGATCACGAACCACTGGCCGATGTGCACCTTGTTATGGCGCCCGGTGCTGCCCACGCAGTGGTGGATGCATGCCGGTCCAAGGCCGATATAGCAGCCAGTCTCAGCCAGCCACTGGTGCCACCGCTTTTGCTCGGCTGTTGGTGCTTTGCCGCCCTTCACACCACCCCCAGCGCAGCCAGCTGCAGAACGATTGCCAGACCGCCAAGGGTGGCGCATACCCAGTCACGCACCTCAAGGGCCAGCAGGGTGCCGAACACCGTTGCCACAAGGACAAGAATTGCCATGGTCATTGGTTTGACTCCCGGTATTCGGCGTAGACGGCCTGGGCCTTCTCGCTCCAGTGGATGCCGTTTTCGGCGCCGTAGCTGTAGATCAGCTCAATCAGCTCCGAGAATTCCGCTTTGCGCATCTTGCTGGTGCTGTGGCCGAGCATGACCACCCCGCCGTCGATGCCCATAGCAATGCGGCTCTCTCGCTTCAGAGCCGCGGTAAACACGTCCTTCCATTCTTCCCGGGTGGCCGTGCATTTCTCGCCGTTTATAATCAGCGTGCACTGGCAGGCCACATCCTCCAGCAGGCACCAAAGCTTCGCGTTCTGATCCAGGCTTCGCTTTGGCTCTCGCAGGGCCAGCTCCAGCGATTCACGCCCCTTTCTGAACTGCTCAGCCAGCAAGCCTTCGGCATGATCCAGGGCGCGCTTGAAGTTGTCCTCACGCAGCCGATAAACCTTCTCTCTGCTCATGCGCACCCCCGATACCTTGGCGTACAGATAACCAGCGCCTGACGCTTCCCAGCCTCAGACTGCGGCACCACGCGCCATCGGCACTCCTCTCCGCTACCGGCGCGAACAATGACGTGGGCCTTTTCGGTGGTGTTTGTCAGCCACTCCAGCTCTTCCACTGCCGCTTCCGGGTCGGTGAATACGGTCATAACGCCCCCGACAAATACCGCGCCACGGCGCTCTGCTCATGCTGCGCCACCAGATCCGCCACGTTATTCGGCGCCTGACCCACCAGGCACCAGCGGGAAAAGCGGCCCTCGCCGATCAGCTCTACCAAGCCTTTGTCGCGCATGTTCACCAGGACCCACTGGGTTTTCTTGCCCGGCAGGCCAAGGCATTTGGCTATCTCGCCCCGGCTCATGGGTCCGTCTTGCAGCAGGTCCAGGATTCGGTCTGTGTGGGTCATGCGGCCTCCTTCACTGCCTGTAGAACTCTGGACACAGGCAGCGGACAAACAGCATTGCCAAGCAGGTGCATGGCCAGAGAGTGGTTTTCAGGGAGTTGGTAGGATTCCGGAAAGGTCATTGCTGCCCTCCCCTCGAATCGGGAAATCATGCGCATGCGGTTGCCGTCCACGATGGCCCAGCGGTCCCGGGTGGTAATCGTTCCGATAGGACGATCCAGGGACCGCCCTGTCTTGCCTGATCCGCTGCCGTAGTACGGCATCAAAAACCGTTCCCCGAACTTGGCCCGGCCAGCTTTCACCCTCTCGAGTGTTGCCTTAACCCGGCCCGGCCGGTCTATCTGGCTCCAGTTGCCGGAATCAAAATCAATGAAGCTGGACGCCGGCTTGTGCTCGTAGCGAGGAAGGTTCAGCAGAAGCGGCGCTTTCGTCTTGGTCAGCACCAGGAACATGCGGATGCGATTTTGCGGGGCGCCCAGGTCTGCCGCATCGATTACATGAGGGGAAACCACATAGCCCAGGGCATCGATCGCCATCTTCCAGGCCGGATAAAGCGGCCAGTCGAGAAATTCCTTCACGTTCTCAACCACTGCCACCTCTGGCTGATGGAACTCCAGGGCAGAAACAACCGCCCAGGCGGTAGAACGGCTGGCGTCGTGCTGAGGGTTGCCATTGTCTTTGCCGCGGGCCTTGCTGTGTCCTTGGCAGCAGGGGCTGGCCAGGAGAATGTCGTGGGCCGGCACCTGCGACCAATCCGCCTGATGCAGATCCTGGCAAACGTGCATGGCGCCCGGGTGATTCTTGCTGTGCCACTCCACCGCGTCCGGCCAATGGTTCGCAGCCCATACCACTTCATGCCCAGCCATGGTTGCGCCAGTGGAGAAACCGCCACCGCCCGCAAATAAATCGATTACCTTCATGCTGCCACCCCCTTTCGCGTCATGGCGGCCACTGCGGCAGCTCTTTGCCCATCGGTGAGGATGTAGCCGTTCACGACACTGCGAACCCCCTGCAGGGCTCCTGGCTGGCACTCCACGCAACAAGCGGCAACCAGCTCATTCAGGCGGGCGCTTGTCTTGCTGTTCTCCCACTTTGCTAGCGGATAGCGCACCTTGAGACGGTCTGTGACTTGGTCGCAGCTCAACGGCTTGCGCGAAGCCTTCAGAACAGTCATTACCTGCCGGCGCCGTTCGGACTGAACAGCCAGGGGCATGTTGTGATAAGCCTCGCGGCTGGTTTCGGTTACGTTGGTTTTCATGCCTTACCCCTCCAGCTTTCCCAGTTGAACTGCACCACCCGGGCGCATTCCCGAATGCGGTCATAGGAGCGCTCGCCCAGCACTTTCTTGATGCCGGCCGCGTCCAGGTTGGAAATCAGAATCACCGGCCGCATCTGCTCGTTTCGCCCGTTGATGACGTTGAACAGGATCTGCTGCTCGTTTTCGGTTGCCGCCTGCACGCCAATTTCATCAATCAGCAGAAGGTCGTACTCGGCCAGCTCCCGCATGACTTTCCGCTCGGTTTTCTTGGAGTCCGGGCGCCAGGTTTCGCGGACCATGGAAATCAATTCAGCCGTGCGGACGTACAGCGCGGTGTGGCCAGCCTCCAGGAACCGGCGAGCAACGCCACAGGCCAAGTGGGTTTTCCCGGTGCCCACGGACCCGATCAGCACAAGGTTTTGGCCATCGGCCAGAGTCCGCTTGATGTTCCCGGCGTAGGTTTGGCAGACCTCCAGCGCCTGCTTCTGACCTTTGCCCTCGACCTGATACGTTTCCAGGCTGTGGCGCTGGTAGCGTGGCGGGATCGCGGCCCGGCCAAGGTCGGTAGCCATGCGGCGGTCTTCGATGCATCGCGGGCAATCCGGGCTCAGGACCGGGCCGTCCATGGTTTCGCGCCACATCCACTTGCCGTGATGCTCGCAATCCAGATGCACAGGCAGGTCGCGGATGTTCTCTGCGTCCGGCAGGTCGCCAAAGCGGCCGGCAAGGATGTTTTCAGCTGAGTCGGCCATCTGCGGTCACCCCCTTGCTGTAGTCGGTTTCGGTGAAGGATTGCGGTGGCCCGTTTTGGGCAATCCGCTCCCGCCAGTTCCATGAATTCTTGAACGCGGCCCAGGATTCACGGCAGCAGAACGCAACCCCCTCCTGCACGGTCATGCCGGCCTTTTCCAATTCGCGAACCAGGTCGTCCATGGCGGCGGGTGTCAGCGTCAGGCGCTTGTCCTTGCGGATTTGCAGGAACTGCACGGCCAGCTCTTCGGGAATTCCGAAATCGTTAATCAGATCAGTCTTGGTCAATTTGGATTTGGGCGGCTTGCCCGCCCCCTCGCCTTCCGGCTTGTCCGGAGGCGGGTCATCAGGAATCAGGGAAGAGGATTCAGGATTCAGGAAGAGGGAATCAGCAGGATCAGTTCCGTTTTGATCTGGATTCGCTCGTGATTTATCGCGATTTATCGTGAGTGTAGAAATATCAATGAGTTGGCGGCGCTCTTCGCTGTACTCAGGAACAGCGGCACCTTTATCACGCTCATTCTTGTGCGGGTTCTGGTGAACGGTGAAATTCGTGATATTGAGCAGGATTTTCTCGCCGTCCGAGTAGAACCGTATAAATCCAGATTTATCCAGATTTATCGCGAGTTGTTCCACGTCGCATTCATCGTAGGGCAGCAACTTCACCTTGATGCGGTGGGAGCGCCACTCCAGATTCCCGTTGTAGTCAGCCAGGGTCCACAGCCCGATGAACAGCAGCCGGCCCAGCGGATCGTTCTGCAGGGCCAGGTTGTCGTTATCGAAGAAGGACGGCTTAATGTTCCGGGCTCGGGCCATTACGCTTCCCCCCTCTGGCAATTTGAAACAGTGTTTGGCATGATTACCTCGTTGCTTCACATGAAAGCCCCGGTATGCCTCCTACAGCGCCGGGGCTTTTCTTTATCGGTTAACTGCTTCCAATTTGCTTGGGGCACGTGCCGCACCTTCCAGCTTCTCGATCTGCCCCCGGATCACTCCGCGCACTGCCTGGATGCTGTCGCCCTCATTCGCATAAGCGCGATCAATCACCTTCAGTTGCTCGATTGAAAGCTTGTCCAAGCCATGGAACACCACGTCATTACGGATTCGGTCGGTGATGTTGTCGGCCCGGGCATTGGCCTCCCATGCGCAGAACTCAGCCTCAGCCATCTGGCGGGCTGTTCGGCTTGGAAAGATGGTGGCCACGGCGGCAGACTGATACGGCTCAGGAAGGGCCGGAATGAACGCCTCAAGCGCAAAGTCGAAGTGCAGCGGGGATTCCCGGCAGAACATTTTGCGGATGCGCTCGCAGGCCTGTTTTTCGTTGTGCGTGGGAATGTTCGGGCTCAGGTGGTACTCAGCCCAGGCCTTGGCAATCTCGATGGCCAGGCGACTCTGGCAAACATCCCGGTCGCGCCCGATGGCATCCCAAATAGCGCCCAACTTCTCGGTGGCCGTGCCGTGCTTCTGGATGCTCTGGGGTATCTCCCCCATTACTTTGCTGATTGCGTCCATCTAATCTGGCTCCATGGATGACTTACTTGCTGAAATTTATTTGCTGAATCTTCGGGCCCGACTGGGGCCGTGGTCCGTGCAGCGCAAAAAACGGGAGCTGTGCCTGTTGCGACTCAGGTACAGCGTGGCCCGGCTTCAGGCGGCGGTTTCGTCCCAAGGAAAGTCCGGGCAAAGGTCGCGGCGGGAGAATTCGCCATCGGTTGCGCGCTCAGCCCTTACCGACACCATTGGCCCCGGCTTGAAGGCGCCCCGGCACCAACCGCTGACAGTGGACTGATCCACATCCAGCGCCTTGGCTGTGGCCTCCTGGGTACCGAAGTGCTTAACCAGTGACTGGTAGATGTTGTCCATTTTTCGATCTCACATATTAGATTTCTAATAGAGTAAGGCATTAGAACTCTAATTTGCAACCATATTAGGCACCTCATATAAAGGCAGCCATGGAACTTAGCGAAAGAGTGAAGGCTGCTCGCTCACATGCAGGGCTGAAGCAACCGGAGCTGGCCAAGCTTGCAGGCGTTACGCAAGCTGTCATCTCAAATCTAGAAAGAGGGGTTGCGGGAAGCTCAAAAAAGCTGCCCAAAATCGCTCGTGTCTGCGGGGTAAGGGTCGATTGGCTGACTATGGAGTCAGGGCCTATGCTTGACGATCCGGCAACAGTGCAGGCCAACGGCGGCGACGTTGAGCCTGGCCCAGACATGCCGGGCTCAATACCCATAATTAGTTACATCCAGGCCGGGGAGTTTTGTGAGGCGGTTGACCTGTTTCAGCCCGGTTACGCAGAAGACTTCTTACCGATACGCCCAGCAAATGCCGGTCCTCACGTTTACGCGTTGCGCGTAGAAGGCCGGAGCAACCACCCCGTTATTCAGGATGGAGAGGTTGTTATCGTCGATCCTGACAAATCTCCTGATTCGGGCAAGTTTGTAGTTGCAAAGCGGCATTCTGACGGCCATGTCACCCTGAAGCAGCTTAAATACAGCGAGGGAGTTCCGTATATTGAGGCTGCCAATGAGAATTGGCCGGACCGGATAATCAAGGTTGATGGGGACTGGAGCATTTGCGGCGTAGTGGTAGGGAAGTATCAGCCAATGTAGCGCCTATCCGTGGGACTGGGGGCAATATAACAATAATCTGCAAAAGGAGACTGGCGGCATGGACAGCGGTTCAGCGCAGAACGATAATCCGGACATGAGCAAAGCATCTTTTCAAGTCGTTTATGATGGTCCCGCGCTGGCCTCCCACGAAATGGAGGTGCGGGATCTTGCGCCTGCTCTACTTGCAATGGGTGATCTTTTCGAAGAAGCAGGTGCCACCCTTAACCCGAGCGGATCGAAAATATCGGTCAAGGTTAATGGGTCATTCAAAACAGGATGCTTTGCAATTGACTTAACGATCAATCAGAGCCTCTATCAGCAGGCTATAGAGCTTTTTACCTCTGATGCTGCGGCAGCAGCTTTAAACATCTTGGCCTTTGTCGGTTTTGCCGGATCTGCCAGCGGTGGCGTTTTCGGCCTTATCAAATGGTTGCGAGGACGCCGAATAACCAATGTGGAGATATTGGACAACGGGAAGGTCAAAGTATTCTGCGATTCCGATCTATATGAAACCGAGCAGCAAGTATTGGATTTATTCCGGAACTGGAAGGTTAGAAAAGCGTTCGAGGATGTAGTAAGGAAGCCGCTCCAGCGCGAAGGCGTAGATCACTTTGCGATCAAGCTGGAGGGAAGCAAATTTGTCTCCGTTTCACAATCTGAAGCCGAATATTTTGTGGCTCCTGAGCAAGATGAAGAGCGCCTGGATTCAAGCGAGAGGGTTGCCAGCCTACAATTGGTGAATGTCCCTTTCCGCGATGATAACAAGTGGCGCTTTTATGATGGCGCCGCAACTTTTTATGCTGCAATGCTCGATGAACCGTTTCTCCACCGGGTTGAGCAAGGCATAGAAAGGTTTGGCAAGGGCGACATCCTGAAAGTAAAGCTCCAAGAAGAAAAAACGCTCGCCGGAGAAACACTCAAAGCCGTGTATTCAGTGATTGAAGTGCTTGAGCACCGACAGGCCGCCGCGCAGCTCAACCTGCCAATGTCCAAACCTGACGCCTAGCTCGTCAGATTCTCGACCACCAAGCCCGCCAAGCGCGGGCTTTTTTGTGCCACCAAATCTATTTCCGCCCTCCCTCCACAATAATTTGTGACCAACCAGTCACAAAAAATTAGCCAATATATTAGATTTCTCATTGACCATTTAAATTAGATAACTAATACTGATCCCACGCTAAACGAACAGCCCGGAGCCAGACATGAACTCAGCCCTCAGAAACCAGCAAGCCATGGCCAGCGCGCAAGCAGCGTATGACAACGCACTGCCGGTGGACGATCTGGATTTCCTGGATTGCGCCGAGGGCGAGGAATGGCAGAAGGATGCCGCCGAGGAACTGGCAGGCGGCAACGAAACCCATCACACGCTGGATGGAGTGCCGGTTTTCCAGTGCGACCTCATCCAGAAGCTGCTGGCCAGCGAGGAAGGCCAGGAAAAGATGGAGTGGCTGCTGTCCTGCCTGCTGGATGACCTGATCACCGGCGGCGATGACAACGCCAACCGCCGCGACGTTTGCGAAACCGACATTAAGAAATGGGCGCTAGAGGAAGCCGAAAAGATGGTGGCCCCTTACGCAAACGCCCACGTTGAAGCACGGATGGAGCCGTAACCATGAATGCAGACCTGAGAATCGCCCTGCGCAACCGCGCCCTGAAAGAGATTGAGGGCCTGGTCGCCAAGGGCGCTGGAGCGGCGCTGGGTGGCGACATTGATACCGCTCGCCGCAGCACAGCAACCCTGAGCGGCTGGCATGGATGCTCCCTGTGGCTGGCTGATGACGATGATTTTGCCGCCACAACTTCCCGGGGCCGGATGTGGGTATGTGCAGCAATCGCTCACCACGTAGGTAACCGCTATGTCCTGAGCGACATGGACAAGCGGCTGGCATGGAGGGACGCAGCATGAGCCGCTACTGGAACGTCATCTTGGGATCTGCTCTGGCTCTGGCCCTCCTCGCCATCTACTGCATGGCCGGGGAAATGGACTACCAGGACGACAAGCTGGAAGAGAAATCATCAGCCATCGAGTACTGCTGGCGAGTAAAGGCCGGAGTGCATCGGGACTGGGACAAAGACATTAACTGCGCCGAGCAGGTGCAAGTGGCAGGAGTTGAGTGATGCAGGAATTTAAGGGAACGCCGGGGCCCTGGGTTGTCATGAATACCGCTGACATTTTCACCAACCTTGGCGCGAAGAACTCAGAGGGCATCGAGGCATCCAGAAATGACGGATGGCATGTAGCTGATTGCGATATGGGAGGGCTTCGTCTTGATGAGGTCGCCGCCAACGCCCACCTAATTGCCGCCGCGCCTGATCTGCTGGAGGCTTTGCGAATCTCCCGTGATTACGTTACTGCCGACCTTGAGCATCGCAAGCAGGCTTTTGCCGGGTATCCGCAGAAATGGGAAACGGAAGAGCGAGATTTGGCCGCTATTGACGCCGCCATCGCCAAAGCACTGAACACCGATACGACAGAGCGCTGATCTGTTGTTTTGCGGGGTCCGCCCCGCCTTTTATTCGAGCAAGGAGCAGAGCATGAACGCATCAACCGAAAAAGCGGACAAAAAGTTGACTGGGTTAGACCTTATGCGGGCTCCGTTCGAGCCCCATCAGATCAGCAAGTTACCCAAAGAGTCTCGTGCTCAGATTGATGAGAGAAAGAAAACCCGCGCCGCCGGGATTTGGTGTCCCGAGTGCGGCGCCTGGCATCACAAGAAGGCAATCCATGTTGACTACGTGGGCCACGCCGCACTCACGAACCGGCTTCTCGACTGTGACCCAGAATGGAACTGGGAGCCTGTCAGCACCAATGAGGACGGCACGCCAAAGTTGGATTCTGACGGCGGCCTCTGGATTCGCCTTACTGTCTGCGGCGTGACGCGGCTTGGATATGGAGACGCAGAGGGCAAACAGGGGCCGGCCGCAATGAAAGAGCGCATAGGCGACGCACTGAGGAATGCCGCGATGCGCTTTGGCGCTGCTCTAGAGCTGTGGCACAAAGGCGACTTGCATGGGGTGGAGCAAGATGCTGCCACGGAGGACAAAGGCGAGCCTGATTTGCTGAGCGAGGATCAGGTCAGGCAATTGCGTGACGCCGCCAAGGTTGCCGGCGTTGATGAAGCCTACGTGTGCAAGGCTGGCAGCGTATCTCGGCTTGAGGAAATCGAGGCCTCACGTTTTCAGGCAGCGATGAACCACCTGCAGAAGAAGGCGCAGGAGGTTCAGCAATGATCATCATCACCTGTGAGCAGGGATCGCCGGAATGGTACCAGGCCCGCGCCGGCGCCATCACGGCCAGCATGTTCACCGTGGCCCGGGAAAAGGTCGGCACCCTGACTGAGCAGCAGCAGAAATACGTTGCGGCGATTCTTTCCGGGGCGGATGAAAAGGGCGCTGCAGATCGGGCCGGCTATAAGTCCATCCCTCGAAGTGAAGGTATCCAGAAAGCCCTGAAGGGAGAACGGGTAGGCGACCACTCCAACGCCGCCAAAGATTATGCCTTTCGCCTTGCAGTGGAGCGCATCAGCGGCCACCCGCTAGACGAAGGGTTTTCCACTTGGGCCATGCGCCGGGGCAACGAGCTGGAGCCGGAAGCCCGTGCAGCCCATGAATCCAAGATTGAAATGCTGATTACGCCCACCGGGCTGGTGACCACCGATGACGGCCTGTTCGGTGCCAGCGCTGACGGCCTTATCAACGATGACGGCGGCAGCGAGTACAAGTGCCTGGTCGATCCTGCGCGCATCCGCTCAATCATCATCGATCACGATTTGGAGCAGTTCACCGACCAGATACAGGGCTGCATGTGGCTGACCGGGCGCAAGTGGTGGCACCACGTTTTGTACTGCCCTGCCCTGAAGGCAGCCGGCAAAGAATTAATCATCCATCCGATGCAGCGTGATGACGATTACATCGAGGCACTGGAATCCGATCTGTTGGCGTTCAACGACCTGGTTGAGCAGTACAAGGCGCAGATTCTCGACAGCGCCACAGGCATCGAGGAAGCGCGGCGGATGGTGGCGTAATGGACAGCAACATTCTCGATGCGCCCAGCGATTACGAAATCCTCCGCGCTATCGCCGCAGAGTTTCAGGTTGATACGCGAACAGCAGCAGCCTGGGTGCTGGAAATGAATCAGCAGGAATTGCAGCGAGTGGCGTAGGCCACCGCATCCAATAACCAACGGAGAGAGCATGAATATTCTGACCTTCACAACCCGATTCGGGCAGGACGCAGAAACGAAGTACACGCAAGCTGGCAAGCCAATCACTACAGTGCGCTGCCCGGTGGATTCTGGCTGGGGCGACAACAAGCACACAAGCTGGCTGACCGTGGTGCTGTTCGGCGAGCGCGGCGAAAAGCTGTGCCCTCACATGCGCAAAGGCGGCAAGGCCACCATTTCTGGCGAGCTGCGCGTGCGTGAGTTTGAGCGCAATGACGGCAGCAAGGGCACCAGCGTTGAGGTCATCATGCGCGAGATTGAGTTGCAGGGTGATGCGCCGAGTAGCGACCAGCAGCCACAGCAGAACCAGGCACCAGCTCAGGGCGGCGGATTTAAGCCTCCGACTGATGATTTCGATGACGATATTCCATTTTAGGTGACGCCATGAACCTTCACCCAGACACCATCCAGCGCCTACTGGAGCACCGTGTAACGCCACTGGGCGCCCAAGACAGAACAATCCGCAGAGCCCAGCGCCTGGTGCTGGTGAAGGTCGGCAAAGGCAAGAAGGTGCCGCTGGCATTGCGAGAGACAACGGCCTTTGTGGCCAGGGAGACGGACAAGTGAGCGTAGATGCATTCCCGCTTTGCTGGCCCGCTGGGTGGCCGCGCTGCAAACGTGCTGAACATGGCAGATTTCAGACATCTTTCGCCAAAGCGCGTGATGGGCTGATGGAAGAGCTGCGACTGATGGGCGCCAAGAATATCGTTCTTTCCACCAATATCGAATTGCGCCGGGATGGCCTGCCGTATGCCAACCAGCGTCAGCCTGCAGATTCCGGTGTGGCGGTCTACTTCCAGCACAAAGGCATGAGCATGACCTTTGCCTGTGACCGCTGGAAGAAGGTGGAAGACAACACCCAGGCGATCCGCAAGACCATCGAGGCGCTGCGCGGCATAGAGCGCTGGGGCGCCAGCGACATGATGGAGCGGGCATTCTCCGGCTTTGCTGCCCTGCCGTCTTCTGCTAGCGCCAATGCCGGGGCCTGGTGGGCTGTTCTTGGCGTAACCCAAGGCGCCGACTTCGACACAGTGCGGTCTGCCTACCAGCAAAAGCGTAAGTCCAGCCACCCGGACCATGGCGGCACCACCGAACAGTTCAGCGCCGTGCAGCAGGCATGGCGCCAGTTTCAGGAGCAATACGATGTATGATGCGATTAGGGAAGCGTTTGATTTAGGCAAGCGGTTTGCCGCTGCCTACGATGCTGTAGATGAAGCGGGGATGGACCGGATAGAGAAGGAATTTCCCACCCTGCAAAGCCAGACAGCCCTTAGCGCCAATGGTGGGGAGGCGGTGCCGGTGGGCTACCTGAGCCACGTAACCCTGAAAACCCTTGCGGATGGCAAGCCGGTCAAGCTGTACCCAGCAGCTTCTGATTGGGTCTGTAAGCCAGTCTACACCCACCCCGCCCCGCCATCTGTTGCGGTGCCGGAGGGGTGGATCCCCTTCCCTACAGAGGCATGGTTGTTTTTGACCGGCGAAGGCCCTCTGGCAGGCCGCCACTTTGGTGACATCGTTTGTGACGACAAGACCGGCAGGGATAAACCGTTCTGGTGGCGCTCACATATCCGTCACATGCTCACCGCCGCCCCATCCCCCGACCATATTGCCGACGCCGGGAAGGTGGTGCCGGATGACGCAATACTGGCCCGCGCATGGTATCACGCGGGCGAGGATGGCGATTACAACATTTACGATGCACTTAACGCGGACTGCCCGGATTGCGTTGAGGTGCTCATTGTTCGGGCTGACGCCGCCCGCCTCCGCACCGCTGGCGACGAGGGGGAGGGGGTATGAGCATGGAGTATATCCGCCGCACTTACGGCGTGCCGGTGAAGCGGGGGGTGCGGGTTCGCATACGGGCGTTCGACGGATGGACGGATGGACGGGTAACAAGCGCCACACATTATGTGGTGGTGGCTCCAGATCAATGGCCGAATGCAAGGCTCCGCTATCACCCCACAGACTACAATTTTATTCGGTATCAGGATTACAGCCCCACCCATAACGGAGGTGAGAGCGACCATGGATAAGCTGAAACCCGAAGACATGCAATACGGCCACCATTACCGGTTCAGAGGGCAGCCAGAACGCTTGTCCTACATGGGCCGGAACTGGAGCGGCAACGGTTACTGGCACCAGTTTGCCAAGATCGGCGGCACTGCTGGCGCGGTGTGGGCAGAAATCACTGATGCCGACCTGTACATGATCGAGGAATGGAACGATGGATAAGCTGAAGCCGTGCCCGTTTTGTGGGTCTGAAGCAGCCGAACCGGTATTTATCGGCAATGAGCACACGAAGAAGCGAACCATAACCATTAAGTGCAAAGCACCAGGATGCACAAAAGGGGTCACGGTTGGCGCTCTGAGATTCAGTCACGAATGGTGTCATGCTGAAGCGGTGAAGAAATGGAACACCCGCGCCACCGACACCTACCTCGCAGAGGCTGAGGCGAGGATTGCGGAGCTACTGGCACGAGAGCAGCGAGAAGCCGAGCGGCGCAAGAAACAGGGCGTCATTCTGGACCACGCAATGCGGGGCCTTCGCAACTCTGCTGAGCACCCAGACGATGGGCGTATGCAGGCAGTCAGAGCGCTGGCACAGCACAGTGAAAAGCAGGCGGGCCGCATCGCCTCCCTTGAGAAGGCGCTGGAGCCGTTTGCGGAGGCTTACCGTCACGCAGAGAAGCAAGGCGCGACAAACCGTTATCCTCATGCTTTTGAGGAATTCCGCCGCGCCGCCGCCCTGCTCAAGGAGAAGGAGTGAGATATGAGTGAGTCCATCGTACTGACCGATGAGGAGCTGGTGGAGATTACCCGCCGCGTCCGGCCATCAGCCCAGCAGCGATGGCTGGCTGATACCTACGGCATCAATGCCGAGCGCCGTGCGGACGGCTCCCTGTCTGTTCCCAGGCAGCTTTACTATCAGAAGGCAGGTGTACGGGTCGCCAAGAAGCATCCGGAAATGAGGTTCTGACATGGCCCCAAGAAAGCGCACCAAGCCAGAAAACCGCAGGCTGCCCCAGCGCTGGGAGTGGCATGGCGGGAAGATTTACTACCAGATCCCGCCCGCTCTTGCCGGCCACCCGGCATTCAACGGGAACAGGCGTCGCTTTCTGCTGGGCGAAACCTTGTCATCTGCCCACCGGAAGTGGGCCGAGGTGCAGGCGCAGTTTGACCTGCCAACACCAAACGACATGGCCGCTCTCATCAAGCGGTTTCGCGAGGAGGAGGTGCCGAAGAAGCGCCCAACCACGCAAACAGGTTATCTGCGGTCGTTGGGCAAGATTGAGGGCGTGTTTCAGGAGTTTCACCCGGGGCAGATCAGGCCCAGCCACGCCTACGCCCACGCCGACCGAGTGAAGGGTGGTAAGCACGATGTGCGGGTGCTCTCTGCCCTGCTCTCCTTCGCCGTTCGTATCGGCATGATCGACCACAACCCCCTAGTGGGCCAGGTGAAGCTGGAGGGCGCCAAGCGGCGGTCCTATGTGACTGATGAGGAGCTTGCCCGGTTCTATGCGGTGCTGCCGCGAAAATGGCAGCTATATGTGGAGCTGAAACTGGAAACCGGCCTGCGCCAGTCCGACATGCTCCAGCTCACTGCTCAGAGCATCACCACTGAAGGCCTATTTCGGGCCACACAGAAGACCAGCAAAGACCTGCTGTTCACCTGGACGCCAGAGGTCAGGGCCATCATCGAGGAGCTACGAGCCCTGCAGCAGCCGGTCGGCAGCATGTTCCTGTTCGCCACCCGCACCGGGCAGAGCTACTACAACCCGGAGACAGGCCGGGCCGATGGCTTTCAGTCAATGTGGCAGCGCTGGAAGAAGAAGGCAGGCGTCAGCTTCACCGAGCACGACCTGCGCGGCAAGGCAGCTTCAGACGTTACCCGGGAAGAAGCGCAAGCCGCGCTCGGGCACACCAATGCCGCTATGACTGACCGGTATAGGACGGCGCCAGACAGGGTGAAACCATTGGGTATATCATCCCGCCTAAAGCCCAAAAAACAATGACTTAGCCGCTGCAAATCGGATTAAATATACCCAATCAATAGCATCGCAACCATTTGATTTAATTATGGATTGTTACGATTCTGGCAAATGACTGTTAATCATTGGGTCGCTGGTTCGAGCCCAGCAGGCGGAGCCAAATACAAGGCGTTGAGAGTTACTAACTACTAACGTCTTGGGTATATCCAAACATCTTGGGTATATTCTGAAAGCCCTGCCAGAAATGGTGGGGCTTTTTTATTGCTTTACTGGGCGACAATTTCGCACACCACCTTCAGCCATCGCCTACAGACGCCCTCCCTGGAATCTGAGATTCTGACCCTGCCCGCCGCCGGCCACGCTTTATCCGGCCAGCGACAGACGTGTCAGCGTTATGCGGCGGGCTCTTGCTCAACGCGCATCAACCCATCCGGCTCACCCACAATCACGCCAGAACAGAACGCGGCCACGTCTTCCGGGTCTGGGCGCTCCCTGCCGTAAACGTCGGCTAGCTGCGTGAGTGCGGCAAGTGCCTGTTCGTAGCTGTTCAGCACCGGCAGGTATTGAGCCTTAATTAATGTATTAGCCATGTAGTGAGTTGCGGGTGCTTCGCCTGTCGGTGATAGCTCCGCGGGGCCGAACGTGTCACCACCGCCGGTATCGGGGTCGAACACAGCGGCAACTCGGTTCGCCGCGTCGGCTATTTGAACCGGGATGGTGAGTTTCGTTCTAACGTATTCGCTCATATCAGTACCCGTCCGGTGTTGTTACTGTCCAGCCGCGTCCACGCAGAGCATCCACAGCTGTCTTTGCTGCGCCAGTTGTAGTTGCGCTGCCCCCGGTAATGCCGAGCGTGCCGCTGCTTGTGCCCGCTGCCTCGATGGCTGTCACAATGTCGGCGTAGGATTGTTGTGAGAGGTTCGTGTTTGCAAAAGCGTTACCGTAGGCAATGCAGGGACTGTCGGAAAATGGGCTCCCAGTACCACCGTAAACTATAACCGTCTCCAGAATTGTACAACCGGAAAACAAATTAATGGCGTCAAAAGTAAGACCAGACGTAACCCAGTGACTCACGTCGATTGATGTGATGCCCAGCCCAATGAATGCGTTGGTGAGCCACTCTGTCGATGCAGTCACTAAATACGGAACAGAAATATCGCTTACATTCGACGCACCTCTTGCAAACTCTCGCAAATCTTCAAATTCAGGTCGCCACCTGGAGCAATCAAGCCTAGTCAAATCCGTTCTATTTCTGAACCAGCCTCGACCATCGGTCGGGACGGTAGAAAAGTCGGCAACCGGGCAACGCTGCCCGACCCAATCTACCAGCCCGTCAACCTCATTTTCTGCGAGCGTGCGGTTAACGATAACCGTGTGAATGTCCGATGCTGGCCCCGGATAGTTCGGATCGGTCGGTATCTGATACGGCCCCTCCGGTACATCAATCTCGCCTACAATGACACCCAGCGCCGTACCCTGCACAAAAGTGCCGGACCAGCCGCCAACAGGGACATCAATCAGCATGGCGTCGTCGGTGCTGTCCAGCGTAAGAGCCTGAACGCCGTCAACGATCTGTACGGTTGGCTTGGCGGCTGTTGTCGTCTGGTATTGATCGTTACCGTTACCGGACTTATCGACACGACGACCGCAGGGATCACCCGGTTCTGCTGAGGTTGAGCCGCCAGTGTCCTGGAACAAAGTGCCGCTGTCTGTTGAATCAACGAAAACCCCATCAGTGCCATCAGCAAAAAACACTTCCGGACCAAAATATATGGAGAATTGACCGCTAGATTTTGCCGCCGCGTCTTCGTCTGTCCAGGCATACGGGTAATAGGTGAGATCCTGGATTTTCGCCAGGCCGGCACTGGACAGAAACTCTGGCTCTGCAGCTGAAAAAGGATCGACCGTGAAAAGCACCTCTCCGTCTGCCCAGCACTTCCCGGCCCCGTTGCTATAAACAAAAACCAGCGTGCCCGAGCCTTCCATGAATTCACCAAAACCAGAGCCCGGTATCGGCATGGATTTGTCCAGATCAGCCTTTATTACCCAAGTGCCTGAGCTGGAATTGAAGTTCGGAATATCGTTGATGGCTGCGGTTTCTGACAGGCTGGCGTCAAGCATCAAGCCCTCGCCAACACCTTCGCTATAATTGAACCGAGGAACATCGGTGCCAGCTGTCTGGGTGTCACCATTGACGTCCTCATAATCAGCAGGATCAGGGCGCGAAAAAGTGAACGCAACATTGAACGGGACGGTTTTAAGCGCCATTACACATCCTCCTGGACATAGGATTGGGCTACAAAGTCAGCGTAAAGAGTGGTGCCGAGCAGTTCAGGGTGAAGGGACTGGATCAGAGCAATAATTCTGGACTCGGCCCCGGTGAAAGCATCAATGGCCGTCTGCAGGGCCGTGCTGTCCGGGTATTCTCCCGCAGGTACGCCGCTGCCCGCCTGATTCTGGTACAGCTTCAAGGTGCCGCTATCGGACACCCAGAAGTATTCGGTGTCGCTTGTAGCGGCCTCGCCGGCGGCTATGCTCGGATAGATCGTGGCGCCAGTACCGGCCACGCCGCCAAGCTGGCCCAGCAATCCCTGGAGCTTGCGCATTGCTCGGGTGAAGATCGCCGCCGTCTCAATATCACCCTGGGCCATTTCCGGGATGCCGTCGCTGGTGAAGTCACGCTGGATGGCATAAGCGCCAGTCTTGCCGGTGCCGCCGTAGGGTGCGGTCAGCGTGATCTGGGTATCGCTGTCCACGCTTGCTACGTCATAGACCAGACTCACGCCAGCCATGACAAAACTGTCACCGGCCTGCACATTGGCCAGCCATTGCGTCCCAGATCCAGACACAACTGGGCTGCCGTTCACCACCGTGGCGGTGCCCGTTTTATATTGAGCCATTGGGTACTCCGGTTATTCGGGTTTCACAGGCCAGGATATGGATTCCGGGAAACCCTCTTGGTCTGTAATGTCTCTTAGGGATTGGCGATATGACCGCCAAGGAGTGGCGTCAATGCCGTTGTCATTGCAAAAATTGACCTTGTGGTCTGCCTCCAGAAGAAGCTTCTCCCTGTCGATTCTTGCCACAGCAGCAAGAGCGTTGCTCTTTACAGATTGCGGATCTCTGCCAGTGGCAGCTATCTCTCCATCTGGCTGCTCGATAACTGAAACATAGTCTCCTCTTTCCACGATCTACTCCTGCGAAAAGATTAGATGGCTGAAGATTGCTGAGGCCACTGTGGCGTGGCCGGAGCTTTCCTCTTCTGCATTGACGGAAGTGGTCAGAAACTTAAAGCCGCCCAGCTCTCCAGAGAAAGGAATCCCGCCGTAAGCATCACCCATGAAAACCCCGTCCTTGTAGAAGCTGAAGACCTGATTGATGTGGTCCCAGCGAACCTCAACCACTCCGCTAAATACCGTACTCGCTGACCCTGGCGTTACTCCAAAATCAATAGGGGTGTCATAGTCTGTGGCTCCCGGGAAGATTCCCGAAGCTACTCGCCCAAACATCCCTCCTCTGTATATGCCAATACTCATATACCTGGCGCCCTTGTTGCACGACAGCAGAGAAACGTATGGCTCCGCGTCACCAGTGCCCGAGTTATCCCAAGTCACTCCAGAGTTGGCTACGGATATTTTTGCCGAGAAGCTTCTTTCAAATGTTGGGGGAATAGATTTCGCGGTGGCACCAAGCTGCATATATGACTGAGCAAAGCAGTAGAAATTTCCGGGCGCGGCATCGTCGCTATTGCAGGATATTCGAACGCCCTGAGTAGAAAGGTATGCATAGTCAGCATCCCCGTCCGTCTCCAGCTTGAAAAGAGAATCAAATGAGCCTGGGCTGGTTATTATCGCCTCAATGTAAACGCCAGGATTGTTGTAGGCGGCAGCGCCAAAAAACTTGGTATCCCTGCCGATTGATAGCTCTGAACCGTCATATTGGACATAGTTAAGTGAGCCGTCACCAAAGTAGAAAGTCCCATCGTTTTCGATGAATGCCCGCCAGTTGGTTCCATCGTAGTAGCCCAGGTGGGTGGCAGTGAGGTTCAGGCCGGCAGTAGGCGTATCTCCAAGGCGAGAAGGAATGTTTTGCAGGTTGCTGGACCAGTCAGCGCCGGCGGTGGCCGTATCCACCCAGGACGTACCGTTCCAGCGCTTCATCACCTTGGTGGTGTCGTTGTACCAGAGGTCGCCCACGCCTTCAGCAGTAGGCGTGCTGGTGGCGAAGAACGTGGTGACCTTGCCGTCAGCAGTGGCCTGAGCATTTGATGCATCAGACAGAGCCTGAGAAATACCTGAATCCTGAGCATCAACCCAGGATGAACCGTCGAATCGGTAAGGGTGATTGCCGTCATCGGTATCAAACCATAGGTCACCTTCGCTCATGCCGCTGGCAGGCTCGGTGGTTTGATAAAATGACTGTATCTTGCCGTCAGCTGTTGATTGGGCAGATGCAGCATCAGAAAGCGCCTGTGACGCATCCGATGCCGCCTGGTTTAACTGCGAGTATTCACTGCCACTTATGTCGTCCAGCGATCCCGGCTTGTCGCTCAGGTTGGCGTAGCCGCTGCCGCCAGTGATGGTCACCGCACCAGAGAAGGCCGCGCTACCGTCGCTGTACACAGCAAACAGGGTCACACCATCGTACTGATAGGTGATCATGCCGGTCTTGCTGTCGGCGGACTTGGGCCCCAGAGTGGCCACAGCATCGCCGACAACGCTTTCCACCTGCCCGGCAACGCTGATTTTCTCTGTTGCAGCCAGTGTACCGGTGACGATCTTGGAGGCCGTCAGCTTGACGATTTTGGTGCCTTCAATGGCATCATCATCCAGATTCTCGTCGATGAACGCCTTGTCTGCATCCGTCACCGTGGCCCATGGGCTCAGGCCATCCACCTCGGCTGCGGCGAGGCTCGGCGTGGTAACGCTGAACTCGGCACTCATCGTGCCCTGGCCAAAGGCGTCATAAGTGGCGAAGCGAAGGAAGTATTCGGTGTTATCTGCCAGGCCGGCAATCACCACAGGCCCGCCATAGGCTTGCGCCACCTGATTGGCCGGGCCCGGCGTGAATCCTTCGCTCTGGCTCAGCCAAACACGGGTCTCCTTGTAATCCAGATCCTCCGGCGGGTCATAGTCGATCTGCAGGGACCGGAAACTGGCGGACACAGTGATGGCGTCGGGCAGTTCAGGCGCTACGTTCTCTACGGCCAATTTCGCGGCCTGTGCGCTCAGTTGGTTCTGGCGGCCCCGGCAGTACACCCGGACCTCAAAAGCACGCCACGCGCCAGCCTGGCCCTGCTCCCGGGCATAGTCTTCGGCGTTCTTCTCGTAGGTGTAGACGAAGGCAGGATCATTGACCCACTCAGTCCGAACCAGAGAGCCATCGGCCCACACTTCCACCTGGTAATCCTTGAAGTACAGGTCCAGAGAGCCACGGGACGCCCCCATCTGCCCCTCGCTGCCCATTTCCAGCCATTCCGTTACGCTGGTCTTGCGCCACACGAACTTGGCGTCACGGCCACCAAATACTGCGTCATTGCCCTGTTCGAACAACTCAAGCCCGTGGACGTTGGGCACCTCCACCACATCGTCCACGTCCTCGTCGCCCGGTTCTGCATTCAGCACCTTGGTTGTGGTGATCTCTTGGATCGGGGCATCAGGCACAACATTGCCGGACAGGGATACACCACGCGCCCGGATTTCGTAGGTCTTGCCATCGCTCGGCACCACAAAGCCCACTTCAGGGGAAGCCGGGCCAACTTCGAACCACCCCCGGTCGCCCTTCTCCCGGTACTCAATGACAGCGTATTTGTAGCTGCTAACACCGGGAGGCTGAACTGCCACCTCAATGGTAGAAAGGTTAGCGTTTGCGCTTCGTGGGGTGTTGGTAAGCTCGGCCACGGTCACGGAAACCGGGTTTTCGGTTTCTTCAGGAATGTCTGGGGTGACAGCAATGGTGCCAGTAAGCTGATGCACCACATAGGCGGACTGCCAAACATTCAGCGGGGTGGGCTGCGGGCTGTAAAGGGGCGAAACTATCTTGTCTGTACCGTCATTGAAAAAGCCATAAACTCCAGGGAGAGTAGCCCCCATAAATCCGAGGCCGTTGCCGCCACGAGTGCCCTGGAATCCCGGCACCTCTGATTCGCCAAAAAATGCATGAAAGTTTGACTCACTCAGATCGCCAGGGATCGCCGTATCGCCATCCATGACAAAATAAAGAGCACCGGGACCGCCCGGTGCGCCAGTGCCTGGGTAAGCTCGTGACCAGCTGTTTGCCTGATAGTAATCAGGAGGCACTTCCGCATCGCCACCAGATAGATCAATCAGGCCGTTTTCACCAATGGCAAAGCCTCGACAAATGATAGCGAGGCCGGCGCCGGAGCTTCCGCCATCAGAGCCAGGCCCCAGATATGTCAACTCCGCTCCAGGCTGAAGCTGAACAGATGGCAGCTTGCCAAGACCGCCGCCGCCATGCCCACTCCCGCCCCAGAGATAGGCGGGCAGACCCCTCAGTTTTCCGTCCGATACATCAAGGCCGGAACGTGCAGCGCTTACTACCAGGCCGCCAACCGGCTCCAAATCATAAAAGGAATCTGTGAAATCAAAATCCAATATCTGAATATATGGGTTGGGGGTGTAGGAACGATAAAACCACCGGTAATTCTCAAAATTGCTTGCCTGCTGAATGACGCCATCAGACTGGGGCATGGATTCTGCCCGCAGATAACCAGCAAGGCCCTTGTTGTCAGAGTCCCACTTGAAATAGCGAGCCTCATAGACAGGGTCTGTGGTCAGCTCATCGACGCCCGCACCACCTGGCTGCCCATTTCCGCGACCATCCAGCGTGCCGTTGTTCTGGAAGTAGCCAGCCACACGGAGCTGCACGTTTTTGGTGAGCGTGACGGTCACATCCCCGTCGATTGTTAAATCCTCAGGGCACCAGTAGATGGCCGTATCATCAGCAATTGAGGCATGCCCGGTCAGGGTGATGTCTGCCGTAATTCTCCGCTCGCCGGCCTCTTCAAGCACTGCGCCAGGGAAGTTGGCCGCACTGATCTCGGTGCCTTCGCTCTGATACCAGCTGAGCGGTAATGCTGAGCCAAACTGGTCCACCGGCAATTCGCTGGCCCGCTGACTGGAGCCAAACAGATCAACCGTGACCTTGCCGGTTTGCCAATCCACCTTGACCTGCTGAACCTCGAAGTTACGGTTCAGGGTCACGTCCACCTGGTCGGTGCTGTAGTCCTTAACCCCGGCCAGATTGACCCGGACAATATCGCCTACTTCCAGATCGTTGTTCTCTGGGGAGAGTTCGAGGGATGTGCGCAGTGGGGGGCCAGCATAGCGATCCCGCAGGCTGTCCAGGATGTTCTTGATGGTAGTATAGGTGTGCCGCTCGGCAGAAAGGCCCCGGAACTCAATCTCCAGAGTTTCGGACTGACCATTGCGTTCGATAGAGCCCGAGTCAAGCAGACGGTTCACCCGGGTAAAGGCTTCTTTGCGCTGGTTCCAGTTCCAGAAGACCAGGATGTCGTTGATCATCCCGCCCATGTCGTGGTTCAGGGTCGGGGCGCTCAGCACATTGCTTTCATTCAGCTCCCGCGAATAGCCGCTTTGGGAGGGAATCAGGGTCATGCGGCGCAGGCCGAGCTGACCATCCGAATAGATGGGTGGGTAGCACCCCATGAGCCGGAAAACCTGCTCTTCTACGAACTTCTTACCGCTCTCCTTCTCAACGCCGGACAAAAGGACGGACAGACCCTCATCAAAATCATCCAGATCCCAAAGATCGGCGCCAATGTTTAAGTATTCCGATGTGCGGATGAACTCAGGGCCCACGCCCATGTGCCAGTGATCTGGCAGGTATTCGCCCGGGTATCCGTAAATTGAGCCGGTCAGCAGCGCGTAGGCCAGCATCGGCGCCGGCATGTCCAGGTAGACGTATTCGGTCACCTTGGGCGCATTGTCGCGCTTTTCGTCTGGGTCCACCTCAATGGTCAGCGGTGTGGTGCCCAGGACGCCACGTGTCACCTGCCTCAGCGTATTGGTGCTTTCATCAACCTCCTCGGCCATGGCGATTTCAAAGGCGTCATTCTCGCCCTCAAGTCGCACCAGGCAGATGCTCTTGCCGCTGGCCAGCGTCCGCCCGGAAGGGCTCACGGGCTGCTTCACCAGCTTCAGGCCATTGACGGAGTACACCTCAATCTCCGTGTCATCCGCAGCTAGGGAGGCGCTGAGCGTGGTCTCCTTCAGAACGAAGATGTCATCACGCATCTGGCGCTGAATATCAGCGCACTTGAAGGTGTATTCCTGCTCTTTGTAAGAGGCGCCCTGAATCAGCTGGGTTTGCACCAGGGTGAATGAGGACCAGGACAGCCCAGCAAAGCCCGCGTAATACCGAACCCGCTTGTTCCGCAGACCCTTATCGTCGTTCAACTTGGCCTGCTGCAGCTCGGTCAGCCCTTCATCAGCAATGCGCACGGTCATGGAGCCGATCTTGCTGTTGGCCTTGTCCGGGTCCAGCTTCTGGCTGGTGCTGTCCACCCGGGTCAGCACGCCATCGGTCACATTGGCGCCAGAAAGCCCTTCTATCGGGTGGCTGGTGAAGTAGTGGTAATCCTCGCCGCCAAAATCGAACTCAATAACAAAGCGCGGCTCTCGGACTGCTAGGGCGTTAAGGGAGCCAAAAGCGCTGTTATGCGTTCTCATCGAATACCTTCACTTGCCATGAATAGGAGTAGAAACCAGCGGAATTAACCAGCCTTTTGGAAGGATTGCCGCGCAATTTGTAGCTAACCGGGGCAACCGGGCTGCCTGGCTCCCCCATCAGGTCCAGGGTGAACGGCTCGCCGGCGGCCACGGACATCAGGAACTCACGCATCTGGGCAAGCAGCGCCACATCATCAATGGCCACCGTGCTGAAGCTGTCCCGTTCTTCAATGCGGTAAAAGGTGGTGAAGTCCTTGCCGGAAAGCGTGGTGAGCGTGTTTTCCTCACGATTGAAGCTTGGAGAAACTCCCTCAATGCCCACTTCCAGCTCATAGGACTGTCCGGCAGTGTGCCCAGCAACAAGGCCGCGCTTTGCCGTGTAGATAATTACTGCCATGCTTTCTCCAGGCATAAAAGGGCCCCATAGGGAGGAGCCTGTGGCACTCTTTGCTTGGCTGTCATATCAGGACATTGCCCGAATAAGCTCAGGGAGCCGCCAAATCACGAGCAGCACCACAGGCAGCGTTATCAGCGCCCAAAACCTTGAGTTCGGTATTTCCACGAGCAACCTCCTGACGTGCTTGGCAACTTCTCCCAAGCCCAAAAAATTGGTAAAGTTCACTTATTGAACTCCTTGCTCTGATCAAGGGTTTGATCCCGCTTCCCTGCTATTCCCAGGGGGGCGGAATGAAAAAGCCCCGACAGGTGACGGCCTGCCGGGGCTTTGTTTTATCTGCTTTACATTGGGGCTGCGTTCGCCAGCCCTGCGCACCAAACGCCGGGCATAAAAAAACCCGCCGGAGCGGGTTTCTTGGGTCTGCTTTCTCAGTCGCAGGCCATTCGTATTACCTTCAAATTGAAACTGTCTCTGGTGCTCTCAACTACAACTTTGCCACCTGCAAGCTGCATAAACCTTCGATAGCCTACATACCCGCCATACGAGTTCTTTGCATTAACCTCACCGCAAACAGCATGGTTGCCACTGTCATCCTTCATTCCGGCAACCTCATATAAGTTGCGGAATTTGGCACTATCCGGGTCTTTCAGGCCATTCTTGGCAGCCTCCATGGCTTCAGCTGCTCTCTTTTCAGTTATTGGAAGCCTCTCTCTTGGCTTCTTGGGTGGCAAGGGCTTCTCTATCTTCTGGGATAATGTCGGTTCAGTCTTGCCCGGCGGAGTAGCGCACCCGTAAACAGCCAATACGAGAATCGGAATCAGGGCCGCCTTGCAGATCTTTGATGTCATATCGGTTTCCTTTCCCTTGTGGACCTCAAATCCTATTTCACCAAGACTTACCCGTCCACATGGCCGCTTCAAGCGGTCAGTCCCCAGACAGTTCCCGGCCTTGGCGACTAGTCTTGTTGATAAGCACGTAATCAAGATCATTGATCTGCTCGCCCAGCTTGCCAACCAGGGCTTGAGTGAGGCTGTCCTCATCCAACCCGTTCACGTCGCCTTGGAAGTAAATGTTTATCCCGTTGCCGTTACCACCGCCTGCCCCATCAAGCTGAACAGGTGCCGGCGCAGCTGGAACCGTCTGAACTCCTCCGCTTATTCCAGGGCTTCCGCCCAAAGACCCACCTCCGCCTCCGCCAAAAGTGGTTGACTGAATGGCGCTCACCCGCGCAAAGCCGGTCAGCAATAACGCAGCAGAAGCCGGGATTGCAGCCCATATTGGCAAGTCCTTAAAGACTCGAACAGAGCCGGCAATGGTGTCTACGGTTGCTTGAGCGATTGCTGCCGCTTTGCCGATCTCAAACATCTTGCGGTTTTCGCTCGACATCAGGCCAGATAGCATTCCAAGGTATCCGCTCGTAATAGAAACCCGACTCTCCCATTCGGCTCTCTTCATCGCTGTCAGGTTTTTCTCATGGTTCTCCTCTTCGTCCATGATGGCAGCATCCCACTTAGCCTTATTGTCATAGTCAGCTGCGCGGGCGGCCTCAAGAATTTCTAGCCGGTTCTGGTGATGAAGATTAAGCAGCTCTTCCTCTGTTGCGTACTGCTCCAGAAGCTGCTCGCCTCCATCTATTTTCTTCTGCCGCTCTGCCTCCATCTCGGCAATGATTTCGGCTGCAGCCCGGCGCGACTCAAGGTTTCTCTCTATGGCGTCCTTCTCGGCCTCATGGGCATCAATAGTGGCGTATGCCTGCTCTGCGGCCCGGAGCTGACTCTGCGTGGCACCATCGACAGCCAGCTTGTACAGATCCGCCTGGGTGGCGGTCATGCCCAGGGTTTGGGCTTCAAGGTTCAGGGCGTCGATGCGCTTCTGGATGGCGTCGGAGCCGCCTGAGTTGCTGCCACCGCCAGAGGGCTTATCTTCCGGCTTATCGCCTGACCCGCTTCCACCACCTTCGGCGATCTCGAACAGCCGGGAGAATGTAGCCCGATAGTCCTCTGCTTTTTGCTGGACTGTATCCAGCTCTGCACGCAGCTCAATAAGCCGTTTCTTCCAGTTATCCGCGCTTCGATCTTCTGGGTTTCGCTCAAGGAGTAACTGGTAGCTCTGGATGCTGTTATAGAGACGGATCGCTTCGTCTTGCAGGTCCTCGAAGGGCTGCTCCAGGTCCATCAGCTTCTTCTGGGCCTGCGCTGATGTCAGTCGCTCGAAAGAGCCGGCCAGCTTGTCGATCTCGGAATCCAGATCAACGGCTTTCTCGCTTGCCTCATCAGCACTGGTGGCAAAGTAGCCCAGCGCCAGGACAGCGGTTGTCACCACCCCTACGGGACCACCCAGGAGGCCCATGGCACCAGATGCTGCCCGGGCGGCAACGCTGGCACGGCCTGATGCTACGGCTGCGGCATTTGCGGCAGCAGTATGCGCAGCCTGGGCGGATGAGGCTCTGGCCGTCGCCTTGGTCAGGTTGTCCATGGCGAAGGCGTGGGCATTGGTGCCTGCCGTGGCCTTGGCGTCCGCAATTGCGCGCTGCTGGATGGTACGGGCAGCGATCAGCTCCGCTTCAGTTCGGCGGGCAATGGCGGCCGCGGCCATGGCCTCTGCCTTGGCGTCCGCGATCGAGGCCACCACAGAGCGACCCTTGGCAGCTGCGTAGCTGGCAACAGCTGCCGTGGCCCTGCCGGCCACCAGAACCGCCAGGCCTTCGATGACGGCGGACAGCTGCTCGGTGCTCTCTTGAGCCTCACCCAGGGTGTCACCGTAACCAGACCACAGGCGGACTAGGTTGGTGGCTGTCTGGGTAGCAGAGCGCATCAGCCCGGCCTGCGAGTCCCCGATACCGATAAACGCCACATCGACTGCACTGAAGAACGAATCAATATCACCCTGCAGGGTGTCGAGCTGATCAGATGCCGTTGCGGCGGCCTGTCCAGTAGATGCAAGGCGGCTTTCCATCGTCCGCAAAGCGGCTGAGCCATTGCTCAGCAGCGCGGCCAGTGCCGGCCCTGCCTCTGCCCCGAATACGGAAACTGCCTTGCTGGCCGTGACTCCCTGAGCCTCCAGATCCGCAATGATGTCCACCAGCGGCCGGAAGTTACCAGCAGCATCACGCACGGAAACACCAAGGTCAGAAGCTTTTTCGGGCAATTCGTTGAAGATGGCGCGCAGGCCGGTACCGGCACGTTCGCCGTTACCGAATGCGGTGGTGAGGAGACCGAGGGTGGCCGTCGTGGCCTCAAGGGACTGGTCGAGTGCTGCTGCTGTGGGGCCGGCATTGCGCATGGCCACCTGCAGGCGGTCCACATTCAGTGCGCTGGCACCGATAGATGCCGTAAAGACATCTGCTACGCGGCCAGATTCAGAGGCATCCAGCCGGAACTGATTGAGCGTTGAGGTCATCAGCTCAGTTGCTCGCCCCAGCTCCGCCTGCCCTGCCTCGGCCAGGTTAAGCACGTTCTCCAGGGAGGCCATCTGCTCTGTGGCGCTCTGGCCGCTTGAGGCCAAGGCATAGAGAGCTTCGGTGGTTTGAGCTGGGTTGAACCGGGTGGAAGCAGCAGCTCGGAGGGCGGATTCTGCCAGCTGATCCAGCTCCTCCGCCGTGGCGCCGGATACAGCGCCCACGTTCTTCATCCCCTGTTCGAAACTGGCTGTTCCCTGGAGGATGGAACGGAAGAACTGTGAAGTAGCAACAGTGGCCAGCGCGGCGCCAAGCAGCTTCAGGCCACCGGTCATCTGATCCGTGGCACGGGTTACCTTGCCCTCGGTCAGTTCGGCTTGACGCCCCAGGCGATCGAGGTGGCGCTGACCTCCATCGACTTGGGTGCTATCAACCGCCAGTACGAGACGCGCTGTTTCTGTCATGCCAGGCCTTCGCTCTGAGTTGGTCCAGACGGCGCAACACGTCCACCTCCCAGGGAAGAAGGTGGATTTGCTTCAGTGCTGCCCAATGGTGGATCTCGGTATAGGTGCAATCGCCCAACTGGCAGAACCACCCCCAGAGGTACTCCATACCTTCCGGGGGCGACTCAATCTTCAGGCTCTTGGGTTTTTTTCCGGTTTGCTTCCAGACCTGCTCCAGTCGCTGGCGCTGGCTGGTTCCGGTCTTGGGGTCAGGTAGATCGAGGGCTATTTGCCCTTCCGCCCAGTCGTAGAGTCGCTGGACGGTTTCGTGAAAAAACGGGCATCGTTGGAGGCGTAGCGATCAATCATGTCCCGCAGTTGGGGGGCATTACGCAACAGCTTCTGCACGTTTTCCGGGGTGCATTCCTCGTCAAAGGACCAGTCGCCCACCAGAGCCGCAGTGAGAATCACTGTGCGATCTTCGGCTTTCGCCTCACCCTTGCCTGCGATGGCCGCCAGATCAGCACGATAGGCCTCCGCTTTCGCTTTCTGGAAGCTGTCCGACCATTGGGAGCGCACCACCAGATAGTGGTCGGTGGCTTCTCCCTCCGGGGTGCGCAAGGGCACCTTAATGCCCTCATTCGCCTTGTCGCGGGTGAAAAACGCATCCATTCCTACCATTACGCGGCACCTTTGGTGATTACGATTTGGCTCTCTTCGGTTTCATCGAAGAGAGCCATGAGGTCCATGGAAATGGTCACCTCGCCTTCGCCGCTCACGTCCGGCTGGCCGCTGTTGTACTTGATGCGCGGCAGGCTAAATCCGTAAGCGTTGGTGCCATCGCTCAGGGTGAATTCCAGGCTGGATTCCGTCTCGTTGAGGAACTTCTCATAGAGGGCTTCGGACTCGAAAAAAGCAGTCACTGAACCAGACAGATTCGACCGGGCAATGCTGATGCACTCAGCCGTATCAGAGCCCACCACAAACAAGGGGCTCAGGCCGTTTTCCAGCGTCAGGGACAGCTCGGTGATTACCGCAATGGGCGCCCCACCTTCCTCGATGGTGCCGGAGAAGCTGTCGAACGGGTTTGCAGTGGTTGCAGCGTCATATGTGGCGCCAGCAATGGCCGTTTGCGCCGGGTCATCCATGGAGCGACCAATCAGCCCGAAGTTGCTGGTGATGATGGCATTCGGGGAGACGGTCAGGTTCCAGGTATTGAACTCGCAGCCCTTGTAGCGCAGGTACTGGCCAATGTCCGCAAAGTGACGCTCGATGGTGAACGGCCGGCGCTCAATGCCCGCCTTCAGTTCATCCGTGCCCGCGCTGGGGGTGTCTTCCTCCCAAGTACCGCACAGCACCGCTTCCAGCATGGTGTCAAAAGCGCCACCGTAGGACAGCTCACAGCTAATATCGCCGCCAATCTGCTTATTGCCGTGGCGCATATCCGCAATCTGGCGGTCAGCTCGCAACTCCTGAGACTGGATGGTCTCTTTGGTCAGAGCCAGCGTGGTGCCGGTTTGGCGGATAGGGGTAAAAGTTGGTGTCGCAGGTGTAGTTCCGGCAACGGTTTCGGCCACCAGGGCCATAGAGTGGCGAGAGCCATTTGCAGGGCAGCCCATAGGGAACCTCCGGTTGGGACATACAAAAAGGCCCGCTCAGTGGCGGGCCATGGGGGTTAGAACGCCCGGTTAATCCAGGCGCTGTAATAAATCGTTATCGACATTCGATTCCAGTTATCAACCCGGCGCATTGGGCTGATCCCACAGGAGCGAATCAGCACGCACAGCGGCACATAAACCGCGTACTCCTGTTCAATGAAATCGAGATCCAGCGTTTCTGTTTGTGGGGGCGCCTCGAATCGAGCGCCAGCCTTGAACCGGGCGGCCACTTCATCGGCCTTTGCCAATAGCGGGCTGTCGCCGGTGTTCAGTGGCCAATTCAGGTCAATCTGGAAAACGCCATCGTGCCGGTCTTGCCCGGTATCGCCCAGCGTAGCCACGCCCGGTTGAGCAGGTAGTGCATGGACGCGAGCCCACGGCACGCCCGTCTCAGGATCGTAGTCTTTGCCAGGCTTTGCCCAGGGCAGCCCAAAATCGCCACTGATCCATGACTGAACCAGCGCATTGCGAATATCGAGGAATCTCATACGCGATTTTTCCGGGCTTCTTCTTCAAACAGGCGCTTAAACCGGGCCACATTGCGGCGCAGCATGCCCTCCGGGGCTTTGGTGTGCGACCAGCCATCAAACTCAACCCGGTAGGCGTAGGGCATGTTGTTGCTGAGCAGGGTCACGCTGCCGCCCTGAATAGCCTGGACGATGGCTTCCATTTCGGCGGTCGTGGCGCTGCCATCTTTATCAGTGCGGCCATTCTCTGCGGATGCGGGGGAGCCTGTTGTGGTTTGCCAGTCACCGCGCAGTCGGCCATCAAGCACCGGGGTGTCCATGATGACGGCACGAAACAGCCTCAGCTCAACGCCACGGGCCGTCTGCTCCATCGAGCGCCCGGCCTTCTTCGAGAATGACCGAACGTCCGACGAAAAGCTCATTTTCTCACCTGAATCTCATGGAGAAGAGTTTGCCCTGCAGGGCGCAGAGGCTTGGTCCGGATGATGGTCCACTCGCTGCCATCCACGGTGACCGAATCCGTTACAACAGGGTCTACTTCGAACGGCTCCAGCAGCAACTTGCGGTCACTGGTGCGGATCTCATTGCCGGCGGCACGCGAATCCCCCGCCTCTTTGACTGAGTAATTCAGCAAAACACCATCCGGCGTGTAGCTCTCAGTGGTCTGGCCGGTCACATCGCCAGTGAGCGGATCTTCTGTACCGCCCGTTACCCGGGAAACCGTGACGGGCTGGCCAAACTGGGCCAGCAGCCGCTGCGCCGTGGCCACCTGTCTGTCGTAAAAGGCACTCATGCGCGAACAGCCAGCAACCCGCGGGTTACAAGGAAATCAGCAAACTGCGCACGGCTGGGGCGCTCAGGCGCCGCCCACATCAGCTTGCCAGTGTTCTCCACCTGGCCATATTCCACTTCCAGAACGTCCACCTTCTCTTTCGTCACCGGCCCCTGGCGCTGGTCCGGCGGGTTTGTCTGGTCGTTGAATATCTCAGCAGCCAAGGCCATCTGGCCATACTCAATCCGCGAGGGGATATAGTCGTTTGACTGCAGCTGGCCATCTGTCCACACGTTGGAGCGGGGCCACGCCAGCGCCTGGCCAGCATTGGCCCGGTGGCCCTTCCACTTCATCACGTTCATCTGGACGGCAGCCTGGCGCAGCAGGGCTTCCTGCTCTGCCTCAGTGTCAGGCACGGTCACGCCATAGCGGGTGCCGTAATCGACAAAATCCACTGCGGTGGCGTAGCTTTCCGCATCCGCCTTGCCTGTGCCGTCCTCGATGATCAGGGCCATGGGTACTCCTGCATTCCGGCTTACCAGAATGCCTTAAATTCGTGAAATGAAAAGGGGGCAAATGCCCCCTTGTTCACTCGCCAGCCTTGTCAGCTGGTGCTTTCTTGGTTGTTGCTTTCTTGCCCTTCTCGGTCACCTTCGGCAGATCCTTTTCGGGGGCTGCGTCTTTGCGACCATCCTCAGGCACAAAACGGGCATCCACAATGCGGACGCCGGACTTCTGGGCCAGCGCCTTCACATCCTCGTTATAGCGAGTGAAGGGGCCGGGCAGATACCAAACAGGCGCTTTATTCGCCATGGGTCATTACTCCTTACTGAGCAGCGTCGCCAACAGCCACAACGCCCGCGGTGTGTTTCACAGAAGTGGCGACCTGGTCCCAGTTGGTGCCAGTTGCCAGCTCTGCATCGGTGGGGGACTTGCCGCCGTTCGCTTCGTCCCAGGTGTAGCCTTTCAGGCCCAGGCCAAAGGTGTAATCCACCTGCATGGTGGTTTCGATGCGGTCTTTGCCGTTGCTGGTTTCGATGTTGCTGATTACGTCGCCGCCGTCATGCACGATGGCAGCAGACTCAACCAGGCCCAGCACCTTCTGAAGGTCCGGGGTGCCGGCTTCGGACAGGGCCGGCGCATCGGTAACGATCACCGCCTTGCCCAGAATATCCACCACCTGGACGTTCTGCGCCTGGAACAGCTGCGGGGTGTTGGTCAGGTTCTGGCCAATCAGCTTGTGGTACACGGCGCCGGTCATCACGTTGGTGATGATGTTGCCGCTGTGGTCGCCAAACTTCGCATGAGCAGAGTTCAGGGCACCGTAATCCAGACCAGCAGAGCCGGACACATCATTGGTGGCGTCGCTGTTGTTCTCGATGGCAGCAACCAGTGCAGCAATGGCAGTGTTCAGCTGGTCGGACATGAGCGCTTCAGCGAAGTTGCGGCTGGCCACCTCAATGCCTTCAGCGGTCGGCTTGCGCAGCCAGGTCAGCTGGCCCGGCTCGAACAGGATCGGGCCGAAACCACCGGCAACCTTCACGGAGCTGTGCTTCAGCTGGGTCAGGTCAGTGGCAGACGCAGAGCCATTGGCAGCGTAGCGGTCAACCCGACGCTGGGCGCTATGGATGGCTGCGAAGAACGATTCTTGCAGGAAGTCACCATCGAAGCCTTCAGTGGTCAGGCGGATGGAGTTACGGCTTGCGGCGTTGAATTTGTCCACCATCTGGGCCAGCGTCTCAATGGTCGCTGGCATGATGTACTGGTTAAACACCTGCATATCGGAAAGTGCCATGATTTGTTACCTCAATTATTCAGTTCAGGGAAACGGTTTTTGATTGCGGCTGTACGCTCGGAACGATCACCGCCCAAGCTGCCTTTAGTTGCGGCACCGCCGCCATTACCGCCCCCGCTGGCACCGCCACCAGAGGCCTTGGAAGCAACAATCAACGGCGCAAAGGCCGGATCGTTGCTGAATTCTGCTTTCAGTTCGTCCACCGTCATGGCGCTGGGCTTGCCCTCGGCATCCAGCACAACAGTGGTCGGCTTGCCATCACGGACTTCCATGGACAAGCGGCTGGTCAGATGCGGCTGCAACGCCTTGGCGCTGCCCTGCACTGCGATCTCTGCCGCAATGCCAGACGCCACACCAGTGACCATTTGTTCCTTGAGCCAGGCCTGATGCTGCTCAACCTCGCCCTTCAATTCGCTTTCACGCTTTGACAGCTTTTCCTGCCAACTCTTTTCCAGCGCGTCCACATCCCCTGCCTTGCGGCTCTTGTCGTCATTGATGGATGCCAGCTGATCTTCCAGCTCTTTCATTCGCTTGGCCGCTTCCTGACGCTCCTGCTTGGCGGTTTTGGTCTCGCCCAGCAGTTTGTCCTGGTGTTCCTTCAGGCGGCTGTTCTCGGCCTGAATTTCGGTGATCTGCTCCGGGGTCAGGCTACCGCCGCCACCGTCACCACCTTCGCCACCGGCACCTTCACGTTTAATCTGGGGGATCTTATTGAATCGCATTGGTCACTGACCTCTTGGTTTACCCACTGGGTTAAAGTCCTGCCCGAGCGAAAGCCTGCGGCTCAAGTTGCCGCATTTCTGCCAAGGTCAGGGGTTGGAAATTTCTGTCGAGCTGCAGCTGCGCGAATCGCTCTGCATTGATGCCGCCATTGCGAAGCAACTTGCCCCGCGTTGGCCCTACTGCTAAATCCTGGAAAGCGGCTGGCTGTCGTTTCAGCCACTGGTAGTACGTCAGGTCGGCGTCCACATAACCGTTTTCACTGGATCGGGTAGCGCCTTTGTCGAGGAAGTCCAGCCCGTCATCCAGCTCTGCCACCGTGGTAGAGCGGCAGCCGATATGCAGGGGCGGCATTGGCCCGTCGCCCACCTCAAACGTCTGCCCATCAAGGCTTCGACACTGTGTCGTGGTGCGACTGTCCAGCGTAGAAACCCACCGGTAGCCTGTTATCAGGTCGGCATTACGATCCCACGTCTGCTTTCTTGCGGTACTGGCCACATGCTGCACGGCAGTCCGCACAATGGCCTCGGCATGGCGCCGGGTTGTTTCCAGCAGACCGTCTTTGTAACGCAATGCTTTGGTGCCGCGAATCGAGCGGACAATCTCGGCATTGGTCTGGCCCTCGAAAGCGCCTTGCCTGATGCGATTCTTGACCGCCTCAACTTCGCTGCGAGCCCAGTCTTTAATGAATGGATCGAGCAGTTTGCCGCCCTGGCTGCCACGAACGCTCATAGGGTCCAGAGTGGCCGCTGACCAGACCGTGGTGATCGCCGGCACCGCAAACGAGGCCGCGCTGACCACGGAATTCAGGTTCCGAGCTTCAAAGCCCGCTTCGTATTCGGCCAGTTCCTTGAGGCTGCCCAGCAGGCCAGCTGTTTGCTTGGCGTAAAGCCCGGTCAGCAGGGTGTCGATCTCTTTTAGCAGCCGGTTCAGCTTGTCGCGTTTGTAGGCGGCAATTTCAGAGCGAAACAGCAGCTTCTTTCGGATTTCCCGGTCAACTTCCTGAAGGAAGCTCACCATCTGCTTGGCCTCGCCGGACTTCAGCCGCTCCAGATAAACCGCATGCCTTACCGTGGAATCAATGAGGGCATCAGGAGTCGCCATCAGCGTCATCCAGGGCAAGGCCGGTGTCGCTTTCGCCTACTTCCTCGCGCACTTTGTCGTCAGTCTTTTCTGAATCAATCAGACCAGTGCGGCGCATCCATGCCCACACGTCAGTCTCGGGAACAGCGCCACTCATCCAGGCCGCCACAATCTCACGCAGCAACTGGGAATCCAGCGTGTGTTCCACCAGATCCTGATTGAGCTGATAAGACGGCTCACCCGGGGCGTTGTTGAATTCGCCCATCCAGGCAAGGCACTGGGTGTAAGCGTCAGACACATTGGAAGAGGCGAGCGACAGAGCGGAGTGCTGCGCGGCGTCATCGCTATCCACCTCGGTGGCGGTCTTCACAACACCGCCAATCTGCATCAGCTTGGCGCCAAGACCGACCATCCGCTCTTCAATGTCTTTCAGTTCCTTCTGGATGGCAGAATCAGCGGTGACCGTCTCAATGCCGAATTGGCCGCCCTCGGGCAACATGATGGGCGCGCGGGAGCCAACCAGAACGCCCTTTTCTTCCAGCATGTCCACCCATTGCTGGGTAAGGCCAGACATCCAGGGCTGCGGCTGGCCGGCGTAGAACAGCGCGTTATACCAGTCCGCCCCCACCTGGTAGTGCTTGATGTTCTGTCGGGCCAGATCCAGAAGCGGGGCTTTATCAATGCCGCTGTCGTTGTTCTGTGCGCCTATGAACGTGAAAGGAATGCGGTTCCAGACTGTGCCGGTGCCGGTGCGAGGGAAGTATTGATCATGGATTTCCCACGCCGTGCCCTTTTCATTTGAGCGCCAGAGCGTTACCTGATAGATGCCCTCAACAAGCTGAAGAGCACGATACTGCTGGATTTCATCAACACTGAATCCATCCTCGCCAGCCTCCTCAACCGTTTCATGCAGCACCACCATGGAAAGCACGTGAGCGCCGCCAACTTTTGTGGTGCGCCAGTTGGTGATCTGCTCTGCTTGGTAGCGAACAATGCTGGCACGGACCAGCCCGGCATTTTGGTCAGCCCGCGAGGCCGGAGCCTCTGCATTGGGGTAATCCACCAGCAGGCCTTCGCGGCCCTTGCCCATAACGTTTTCGAGGACGCGCTGGCTCTGCTGAAAGATGCTTACCCCGGCGCCATCAACATCAGTGGAGACATAATCCAGACCAGCCTGCACTTCCAGCTCAGGGTCTTTGCGAAATACCGCACCGATCAGCCCTTGCAGAGTGTGGCCGGTGACGTTGTAGAAACTGGCCCGTTGCTTGTAGCGGTCATAGACTGCTTTCTTCTCGCCCGGCTCCTCTTCCACCGCTGACGGGTTCGGCAGATACGCCTCGCCTTTGGCTTTGACTTTTTCCTCACCGGCAACCACGTCCGCGACCAGCTCCCAGCTGGGCAGCGCAGCGTTGTAATCGCCTCTCGTGTAGGTAACGTCTTTTGCCATTAGTAATTCATTCTCAGTGTTGTGGTGATTGCCGCACGCTCAAGCGGCCACTCCACATCAACCATGTAGCCAATGGCCGTGGTGATGTGCTGGTAATCGTTCTTCTGGTCTTCCTGGAAAGTGGAGCCTTCTTGAAGCTGGACAGTTGCCAAACCCTTGTGGCTCCACGGCGCGGTAACCGGGTTTACAAACAGGTGGCGCTCGCCGGCCGCATTCAGAATTCTTGCCCTGACTGCGTTCTGCCGGTCTTTGATGGCGGGCGCCTTCTTCTTCACCTTCCTGGTGAACTTCCAGCCATTTACCCTGAGCACACCCTCAATATCGGTGTAATCCGAAGCGTGGCCGTGCTTCTCGCCAGCGCGGCCGGCCGGATCACCGTAAATCAGGACGTGCTTGTTTTTGTGGTCTCTGAACTTCTCCACAAACTCATCAGCTGACTGCCTGCTGATGGCGCTTGTGAGCACGATTTCATCCAGTAGATAGAGATCGTCATTCCGGACAACGCCAACCGATGAGGAAAGTGGCGTGTAGTTCTGGTCATGCATCCAGCAAAGCTGCTCATGAGGCTCAATAACAGCATCTGTCTGGTTAGCCTTGCTGTAGTCCTCATAGATACGGCCGGTGGCCGTTTCAAAACTGGCCTCAAATTCCTGCCTGAACTGCTTTGAGGACATTTGCCGCTTTGCTGAAGCAATCACGTCAGCGGGCAGAATTTCTGATGACTTCCAGTGAAACAGCGCCCACTCAGGGTCATTCGCCGTTTCGGCGTACTGAGCCATTTCGTAGTAGTGGTTCAGGCCATCCGGCACACCCAGCAACCAGCACCAGGCGCGGTAATCCGGCCGGGTTGGGTTTACGGTGTTGAGAGCCGGGAGAATGTGCGCCTCCCAAGACTTGCCCTTTATGTCGGCAATCTCATCGATTCCGCCGCCTGTCCACTGGATACCCTCAATACGCTCCGGACGATCAAGGCCAATCAGGTGTATCTCTGTGCCATTGGGCATGAAGATAATGCGGTCACTTTCAGACGGCCGCTTTGCATGGGTGCATGAGAGCGTCAGCTTCTTCATGTCATCCCAATAAATCTTCTTCACCTGGTCGTGGGTTGGCGCACCAATGAAATACTTCTCACCGGGCATCTTCATCGCCTCTTTTGCGATAAAGCGCTTGAACCGCTCAGTCTTGCCAGAACGGCGCCCAGCAGGGACAACAGGAAAGCGGACTCCTTCTGAAACCGCCTGAATTAACGCCAGCTGTACCGGGTGGCCCTTTAGCGGATACCACCTCTCCATTTGTCGCTTCAGGTGGAGATTCATTATCCGGGTAGCTTGTCGGCCAGCTTCTCAAGTGCGGCCGCCATGTCCTCAACGCCGCCATCCTTGTCTTCCTCGAAGGCCTTGACACTCACATGCTTGCCCAGTAATTCCAGATTGCGGAGCTTGTCCGGCCATTTAATCTTCCGCACAACGGTTTCGGTATCGCCTGACATCAGCTCTTGAAGGTCTACACCAGAGATAGACTGGCGCCACTCCTTCGGCCACTGATGAATTGGCAGCATATTCCCGGTGTTGTCGAGAATGTCAGCAACATCCAGGGTGTCGATTTCATGCAGCCGTTTCAGGACGTAATCTGCGTCCACCTTTGTGCGCTCTGAGCGCTCAGCCTTAGCCTTCTGAACGGCGCTTTTGACCTTACCATTTGTCAACAAGCGCGAAGCTGTCTGCTCTGCCCTGTTTGGACTGTAACCGGCCCGAATTGCGGCCTGCGCCCCATTCAGGTCTTTGAGGTATTCCTCTACGAATAATTGCTGCTTCGGAGTCAGCACCGCTGATTCCTCCATACCGGCCCCGCCGGCTCACTTCGGGCACCGCCCGGTTATCTTTGCTGCTCGATTTGCCGATCCACAATCACGTCCAGCTTCCGGTCAATCTGGAACAGACGGTCATCGATGCGGCGCTGTAACTCTGTTGTGCGCTGTGACTGGTGGACCATGTTGGCCTCGTTGACGCTTACCCGCTTGTCCAAGTTGAACCAGGCGGCGGCCAAGGCCATGAACATTCCAAGCCCTGTGAGAAGGTTCCCCACGCTTATCTCATTGTTGAATCTCACGGGACTGTGGTTGTGTTTTGAGGGTTCAGTCTCGGGCACGAATCGCTCTCCAAACCTGCCGTCCTATCCACAGTAGGGCCACAGTGCAAAAAAATAGGATTACAGCCACCGATAGAAACGCCGCCCGGGCGGTTATCAGTGCGCCTTTACTCAGCCGCGCGGATCGCATCGACCAGTCCGTTATGGCGGGTTGCGCAGTCGTGGTAGTTGGCCTTCCACTGGTTCATGGCTAGGGCCACGGAACGGGCTGTGCCGTCACTCAGCGGCGCCAGCTTCACCGGGCACTTCGCCAGCAGGTTCTGCTGATAGGGCTTCGGCTGATGCTTCTGGCCCCAGATTGAGCAGCCGGACAAGCTCAGGCTCAAAACAAACGCGCTGATAAACAGGCTTAACCACTTCACGGATAATTCCCCGGTCGATGACCGTCTGGTTGGCCTTGAGAGTGGCCAGCTTGGCCTCTACCTCTTGCGCAATTCCGGATTCACGAGCCATAGCCGCTTTGATGGCCTTCTGGGCGCCCTTCAGTTCGGATAGCTCTTGGCTGTCTTCGTAGAGACCCCGGCCATACCAGCCGCCAAAGGCAATGCCGCCGACAATAGCCAGTACCGCCAGATACGGGCCGCCTTTGTTCAGCAGGGTGAGCCAAGTCATTTCTGCTCCCGGCGCCACTTCCAGATGCCCACCCCGATGGCCGGCAGGCCGAATACTGTGGCCAGAGCCGCAGCGGTGCCCGTGGGCACGTCTGGCGGGCTGTCACCGAATACGCGGATGGTCACCCAGGTGGTCAGGGTGATTGCCCAGAGAATTACCACCAGGCTCATGAGCGCATTTTCAGTGATGAACCGGTACAGGCGGGCCATCAGTAGCTCCACACCCAAGGCCGGGGCCGCCCCGGCTCGGGCTTCAGGTCATCCAGGTGGATGAATCGCCCGTCGCCCTTCTGGTTCACGCCGATACCGGTAAAGCCGTGCTTCAGCGCCAGCTCAATGATTTTCAGGGCATCGCCGCCACTTACTGCAATATCAGCAGCCCGGCCACTGGCATGCGCCCCTGGGGAGGCTTTGCGGGCCTCAATGGGGTGAGTCGGGTGCCTGTAACCACTGGTGACGGTCATGGGTTTGCCGTACTCAGTGCGCAGAGCCTGCAGCTTTTCCATAAAGCCCGGCTTCATGCCGTTCTTTCCGGTGTGGGAGCACACGAATTCATGCGGCTGGAAGTTGGCGAATCTGTCCCAGTCCATTGCATGCTCCAGAAATTGGCGCCCGCCGTGGTGCGCCCGAACGGGTTACTCCCAGTCCGTTGAGGCGTGGCAGGCTAGATATATCGCGATGTGGCTGACTGACTGCAAAGGGGTCGCCAATCCCACCGAGGCCGCAGTGATACCAGCCGGCGTTGCTAGCCTGCTGTTCCCGCCCCCGGCCAACGTCGTTTCGGGGCAGAAAAAGAAAAACCCGCTCAAGGCGGGTTTGGGGATGCTGGCCAATGGGTTCGGGGGAAGGGTCGGCCAACGAAATCAAATTGTTTCGGTCACCTCTGGCAACCATAGCTGTTTTGTACCACTGGACTGTTAGTCAGTCAACTAATTGCCAGCGTTATTTTGACAGTGAACAAATGGGCAGTTACGCGGCCATGGCCAGCATGGCGGCCACCATGCTCTCACCGATTTCGAGGCGCTTGATTGCGGTGACCCTGGACACCCGCAAGCACTTTGCCAACACCGTCTTACTCAGTGCTCGGTAGTCATCGCCATCAGGGAAGGCGTAGTACAGTTTCAGCGCCATAAACGCCGGCGGATTGTGCTGCCGAATGTGGGTCATAACATACTCGTCAAAGCTCTGGCAGGCTGCGTCCTCCCATACCTGCACCGGGCGGCCATCGTCATCCACTATCTGGCCGATCTGGCGGTCTACGATAGGCCCCATCCAGCTGATTGCCCCCTTGGGTGCCGGCCCTGCAGTTCTCGACCATATCCCCCACTGTTCAAGCGCAAAGCGCGCCTCAGCGTAGATGGTGACCTCTTGCGCTTCAGACATCTGCCCTCTCCTTCGCCGCTTCCAGTAACCGTTTGATAACGTCGATTGCCGTGCCGTTGGTGACCATTTCTGTGCTGCACCGGTAAACCACCCAGCCCAGCAGCTGCGCTTCGCCGTACTTCTCCAGATCCGCCTGAAGCCCGCTTCCCCGGTTGTGGCGGCCACCGGTCCAGATGCCGCCCTCCACTTCCACCGCGAACAGCAATTCAGGCCAAGCGAAGTCAAAGCGCCAGCGGCGGGTCGGGTGGAATCGGTGCTCTCGAACCCATCCCGCTACCTTCTCGGCCCTCAGGTCCAAGGCCAGCGCTTCTTCGCCTTTGCTCTTCTTCATCGGTAAATGCTCCCCGGCTGACTCGGCTCGTTGCTGCC